TGCCAATCTCTGCTTCCACCTCCCATTGTGGGATCAATGACTCAGGATGTTGCTCAATACGCATCAACTGACCAACCATATCTTCGGTAAAAAGTGCAGTTGGTGAGGTTAGAGTTATGTCTCCTGTCGTTGCCGAAGCGGTGATTGTTAGGTTCCTGTCAATGTTTATGTCACCAAACGGCCCACTAACATTTTCAAAGTCAGTTATGCGCCAATCATCATGGGCGTACCTGCCCAATTGTTGCTGAGGGTAGTCTTTATGGGTAATGGTCATTATGTCAGCGTTTTGGGTGTAGGTTAAAGTCCTCAACACTGATTCAGGATATGGCGTTACGATGGTTAGAGGGTTACCGATAGATAGCGGGTCTTCAATGTAGCCGCCTTGGTATATGACACGCATAGCGTATTCACTAAACTCAAGCGCGTAAGACTGCGATGCAGAAAACCTGAACTCTATCAATCGGCTAAGTTTGGTTTTGTCGATCACGTTGCCGATATACTTAAACCCTGCTCTGTTTTCAACGCCACCCGTAGGCTTTACGATGAAGTTACGGCAGGTACGCAAGCCAGTGAAGTAACGGGCAAGGTCTACCCGCGCATACATTGCAGGGGTAACTTCTCCAGCAGACATGCTTGCTTGTGCGATCTCTTGCCCCATGGTCTACTCCTATGAATATCTAGTTGTTACAAATTCTGATTCTGGCTGGTCTTCGTCTGTCTCTTCGTTTAATGCAGCAGAATGAGCTTCTTGCTGGCCTCTCTCGTACATTGCAAGAGCGTTCTGTGAAAAACTAACGTCACGCGACAAAGGAAGGGCAATCTCGACAGCAAGCCCCCATGCAAGGAAAGATACGAATGATGAGCTAAACCACTTTGGATTAGATACGTTCATGGTGTACTCGACAACCGCATTTTCAACATCGGAAAGAATTGTTTTCTCACCTGTTGAATCAACAGCTATCTCGTAAGCATGAGTACACTCCCTTGCCACCTTACGTAAAGTCTTAGGATCGTAACCTTCACCAATGTTAGGGAAAATTGACCGTAATGCTAAACAGTCATTTGGGTAAACATAACGATACTTCCACTTTAGCGAAGGAGTGCCAGACTGTGCCAACAGTTCATACTTGCGGGAGAACGGAAACGGTGCGTCCACTAGCGCCTTCTCTAGCACTGTAGCGTAAGCTACGTTGCACACCATTGCCTCTTTAACACGCTGGTCAATGCTATCAATCGCAGAAGTAACGCCAACACGCTGAAGGGCAAGGTTACATATTTGTTCTACGCTTCTAGCCATGGCCTACTCCTCCAGCTTAACCCTTGAAGGGTGATCAAAAAGGCCCTTAGCTTTTCCCTTGGTGCCAATGGCAACAATCTGCAACTGGCATGATGATTGAGTTTCACCGCCCTCATCTTCCTCTTCACGGCACGACACAACCTTCACCTTGCAATTCAGCATCATTTCAGCGCCGACTTCTGGCAAGTCTATCCCTAGTGATTGGATCTGTTCATCCTCAAGGTTGAGCATTAACCCGTAAGGATATTTTGACGAACCAACATCTTCACACTTCTCACCTTTTTTATGCTTCATGTCGATCATCTTCATACTGCCCCCTATTGCGAAAAACTATAAATAGCGATGCCAGTTGTCACCAGTGTACATAATACTGGTATTGCTAGCATTACATGAACACCACCCTCAAACCTTTGCCGCCAATCGCTAAGAACCTTCACCTCATCTTTTGATTTTCTTAGGCTTGATCCTAAATTACAAAGGTCTTTCTCTAGTCGAGCAATTTTCTCTTCCCTTACTGCGTCAGCAACCATAGAGCCGTGCATTTCAGCAAGAAAGCTATCCATTCTAGCGAACACTTTTGTCACTAGAAGTTCCAAACGTTTAAAGTCATCTTCATGTAAACAGGCTTGGTGTAGTATTGATTCTTTAGGTGGCATAATGTCCTCCAGTTATTGAATTGATCGAACAAGACCAGCGCAAAGGTCTGGTCAAGCTCCATCAATCTAAATCACATCTTGGTTCCCTGTGCCACCAGAAGCAGGTTCTTTTTCGTCACCATCTTCTTTCGACACGTTGCCACCATTATCAAGAAGTTCTTGCAGTTTTTCACTGCTCAAGGTTGCTTTGAACTTAATGCCGCGCTCTTTAAGTTCCTTCATAAGGTCTTGCTTTGTTGGCTTCTTGTCTTGCTTTTCGTTGCCAACAATTCGGCCATTTTCATCGAGGTCAACAGTCTGCAAACTACCGTTAACAAACACCCTTACATTTTTACAAATTGTCATAGCCTTGCTCCTTAACGGAATGGCCCCTCAATCTATGCAGGGGCCAAACGGTTATTAATCAGTGATTGCATCAGGGTACGCTTTCCAGCCCTGCGGTGCATCCATTGTGAGGTAGGCGTTTACTGCGCCAGCGGTAGAGGTTTCACCAGCGATAGTGTAAGACAGCCCCAAAAACTCACCATATTCGCCCTGCGGAAGAGCTTGAGCATGCAGAATTGCCCCTTCAACAGCTTGCGCCTCAGTAAATGCTGGCGTCTGAACATGGGTAACACCAGACGTTACCACTTCTGTTGAATGAGACATCAACTTAAATGCCACAGTAGCCGCATCACCTGCGGAATCCATTTCAGTAGACACCCCGATCACAAGATATACGGGGGTCATCGTGTTGCCAAGATTCATGCCAGTAGTATCAAGAGGGATTACATCACCGAGGATTGTTTCACCCGCGGCATGCGCGATAGATAATTTATCTGCAAAGGTTGTGCGAACATCAAGAATCGCAGTGATAAAGGCCGCAGCCTTGCGAACAAAATTTTTCATGGGTTTTCTCCTTTTTGTGGTAGTTCATTGGAGAGTCAAGCCCTCCCCGTTACCGTTACTGTACAGCGTCTTCTGTGTTGATAAGTGCATCACAACGACGAACAGGAATACCATCAAACATAACAACAGGCTTGCCGTTCATGTTCTCCTGAGTAAGAGAGCTTGAGGCAGTCTTGTTGATAATTTGGCGACGCATCATAGATCGGATAGCGCGGCTCACGTAGATTGCTGGCTTGCCGTTTGTTGACTTAATGCGCTCAACAGCCTGGACAAGAAGGTCTGTAATGTCAGGGCCAGAAGCCGCATCTTTTTTAAGAAGGCGGCTATCAATGTTAGCGATACGAACAATATAGCGCCAATCGGCTACGGTCAGTCCTAAATCCCAGCGGAAATGAGTACGGTACGCTTCCATAAGGCCGCCATCGTTGCCCGAAGTATCTTGGACTGTGACTTGGCCTTTATCATTAATCTGAAGGCCAGATTTTGAGCCTTTTGGCATAATGCCATGGACCTTATAATCGCCCCAATTGACCACATAGATTGAGCTATTGAAAAGTTCACCGGGGGTCGCTGTACCACCAGCCGCATCAATAATGTTTTGACCGTTATCAGCACTGAGAGAGTTAAACCGTGGAGCAAGACCTGTAAACGCTTCAGGCTCAGTTGCTTCATTTGCATAAAACAAGGATGAAGCGATCTTTTTATTGAACCCTTCGATAATGCCGTTAGCTTGGCTCATCATAAACCGGTCAGAGTTATTGTTTAAGTCTGCCAACGCCTTGTCTACCTGAAGGTAATCTTCAAGCATCGCTGTGCTGTCCGTGATAGGGATTCCCTGTACTCGGCTAGGTTGAGTGAACCCGTACAGCTTACGGAACGTAGGCTCAGGGATGCCGGGAACAATTACTGATTTATGAGACGTCCCGTTATTGCATTCCTGAACGACCATATCCATTAGAATTTCATTCTCTTCTGCCGCCATCATAATGAAATCACCGAGTCCCTTAGTGTCAGGGTTGGCTTGGTACATGCTGGCATAGTCAAGCAGGGTCGCGTTCGTATCTGGCAGGACGGTTGTAATGAACGCTGGCGCTCGATTTACGCTGTCAACCGTAGATCGAAACAAGTTAACGCCCCCGACAAATAGCATAATAATAAACTGGCTGAACATCTTCATTGTGTTTCTCCTTTTGCTTTCGAGTAATGTTTATTGTGATCCCGCTTTTCTGCTAGGATGATTAAAAATGCTTCCAACAGTCTCAGATAGGGCATTGCCTGAACCGAGTCCTGCCCCTGTGCCGGGAATCTGCATCCCATCATCACCCATTAACGAGGATAAACGGTAAAACATGCGGAGCATTTCAGGATGATCACCTATCCCGTAATGGTCCACCAAATCCTTCATTTCTGGTGTAGCTATTGTGTTGAATGCCCGTGCAGCAAGAGATTCCTTGCCTTTGTTAACGTCAGCGCCAATCTCTTTATCAGCCTTAGCCGACTCCAGCCATCCCTTTTTGATTTCGCCAAACTGTGTTTCGCGCATTTCAAGCTGTTTGTTGACAAGTTTAACACCCATGTCAGCAATCTTTTGTGCCTCAGCACTGGTTAATTTGTTTTCAGATGCAAAGGTTTGAAGCTCAGACATGATCTCTGTTTCGATAGTCATGCCCTCTGGTACTGTAAATTCATAAGTTTCAGGAACCTCATTTTGTTTAGCTGT